CGTAACCAGACTGACTTCGGCGATATCGTCCGTGGTTTGGCGGTGTACGGTCGCAAGACTGTTAAGCCAGAAGCCTTGGTCACTGCTATCGTTGGCTCTGCCAGCTAATAGAGTGGGGGCTTCGGCCCCCGTTTTTAACTTTTATTTTGGAGATTTAAAATGACTTATTCGACTCAATTTGGTCGCACGCTTGGCGGCTACGAAGCTGCAACAGCTGGTACTACTCAAACTCAAGCCGGTGCTACTGTCTTGACTTCTGCTATTAACTACGTTACTACTGGCAATGCCAGCGACGGCGTTATGTTGCCTGCAGGCTACGGCCTTGGCGAAATTGTTTATGTTGTTAACAGTTCTGGTGTTGCACTAAACGTGTACCCTGCAACTGGCGGCAAAATCAACAACGGTTCTGCTAATGCTGCTAAGGCTTTGGCTGCTAACATGTCTGGTGCTTACATTAGCTTGGGCAGTGAAAACTGGGGCGCTGTTCTCAGCGCCTAATTGGTGGCACAATAAAGGGGCTCTTCGGAGTCCCTTTTACTTTATGGAGAATTGAATGAACGCACTTGAGCTTATGTCTCGCCTTGGTGGCGAAACCCTGAACAACAAGATTCGCGCCAACATTGACGGAAAAATTGTCATTCTTGCTCGTTTAGTTGAGCACGATTGGGTGTACACAGAAGAAGGCCAGATTCTGGCTGATTTGCAGTCTAATATTGATGAAACAAAAACACCATCAAAGTCTCGCAAAAAATCTACTGAACTGGTAGAATCCGTTGAGGCAGCGCCTGAACCTGAGATTACCGAAGTTCCCGCTGAGCCTCAGATCGAACTGTAAGGTACGTCATGAAAGCTCTTAGTGCTTTTTATTCGCGCATTCTGCCCCACTTGCCCGGTTGTCCCGAGCCGGTGGTGGATCAAATGTTGCTGACATCCGCTATTGAGTTTTGTGAAAAATCGCAGGTTCTCAGGCAGAACCTCGATTCAATTTCTACCGTTGCTGATATTGGTGAATACGACTTAGATAGTCCGTCTACTCAACTAATTATTAGTCGTGTTCTTGGCGTAACTGCAGACGGTATCCCTCTTGTCGGCGACATGGCCGAAAGTTTTCCTAGGTACTTACCCGTAGATTCCGGCATCCCTAGTTCTTTTTATGTAGACCGTACAGACTCGCAGTTTGTTCTTCGACTTTTGCCAACTCCAGATGATGTTTATACGTTAGTAACAACAGTTGCGCTGCGCCCGGCTATGACAGCTACGCAGCTTGAAGACGACTTGTATAACCGTTGGATCGAGCCTGTTGTGTCGGGAGCAATCTATCGGGCTATGCTTCTTCCAGATCAGCCTTTTACTAACTACGCCCGCGCTGCGCAGGTACAGATGGAAACGGCTCGTCACATTACAAACTCTCGTATAGAGGGGAACTACGGCCATGTTCGTGGTTCTATGCGCGTTCGTTCACGCCCATTTGTGTAAGGCTATAAATGACTACTTCCGCACAATCAGTTTTACTTCGGGTCGTAGGCACTTTGCAAGACGCTGGAGCTGTCCGCTGGGCAACAAACGAACTTGTACGTTACCTTAATGACGGCCAACGAGACATTACGGTTTACCGCCCTGATGCCACTGCTACAACCGCTACGCTTACTTGTGTATCGGGTACAAGGCAAACTTTGCCTGCTGCAGCATCTAAACTCATAGACATTGTGCAAAATGTTGCAGCAACAAGTAGCAAACAGGTTGTTCGCAAAGTTAATCGCCAAATGCTTGATTCAATAAGCCCATCGTGGCATGTTGCAACTGCTAGCGTTAACATCTCAAACTACATGTACGACCCAATTGACCCTAGGGTTTTTTATGTGTATCCGCCAGCGACTACGTTGGCTCAGCTTTCGACAGTTTACTCAGCGTACCCAACTGACATAACTGAGCCCGCCGACAATACCCTTTACACAGCAGTGAGTGGTAATATAAGCGTTGCTGATATCTTTGCAAATGCGCTTGCAGACTACATTTTGTTTCGTGCGTTTAGTAAAGACGCTGAGTCTACAGCTAACGCAAGTCGTGCTCAGGCGCACTACGCTCTCTACACAACAGCACTTAGCACTGAGCTAAGAGGCACAACTTCTATTGCACCAAGTACGTCTGGAGCTCCAAACCATGGCTGAAAAAATAAAACTAGTTCAAGGTGACGTTGATCGCCCTCAAGTACAGGCAACAATTACTGACGAAAATACAGGCAATATTGTTGATATTACCGGCGCAACCGTGTTGCTAAAGTTTCGTAAAGTTGGAGCAACAATTCTACAAGATACTATAACCGGCACTGTAACTAACGGCGCAGCAGGTCTAGTTGTATTTAGTATGACCACGCTAGCCATGGCTGGCGATCCGGGTGACTACGAAGGTGAAATCCAAGTAGCATTTGCTTCGGGAGCTGGTACCCAAACTGTGTACGATCTTTTAAAGTTTAAGCTGCGCGAAGACTTCTAATGTTAATTCAACCGTCCATTGTTAAGCTTGCAGCCCTTGCCAGTCAGATTAAACTGCATGGTGAAATAACTGCGCAGCAACTTGCTGCTGGTCTTCACGCTGACTTGTTGGATGCGGCCATTAGCTATATTGAGTTACGAGCGGAAGTTGCTTTTGACACTCTTAGCACCGACGCGCAATATGTCTTACTCAAGGCTGACGCTATTGTTGGATTTTTTGTTGAAATTGTTTCGGCAGCAGATACTCAAACGTTATCTGACCAAACAGCATTAAGTATGGTGAAACTAATTTCTAGTTTTGCTAGTCTAGTAGACACTACTGCTTTTGGAGTTACCAAAACTCTTAGTGACAGCGCGTTTGCGGTTGACTCATCTACGTTAATTGACGGCCTTGAATACGGATTTCAAAAGCGTACAGTTGATCAGGTATTAACTAGTGATTTATACAGCGCCAGCATCACTAAACCTTTTACAGATATCTTTTCAATCAACGATGCGCAATTGCGAGACGTAGGTAAAAGCGCAAGCGATTCTGCTAGTACAACTGATACATTAACAAAACAAACGTCATTTGCGCGTTTGTTGGCTGAAACTTCAAACCCTATTGATGTTAGTGCTAAAACAGTTTTACTACTAGAGCCGGTTGGAACTAGTCGTTACGTAGTAGCGGGGTATCTTGTTGATGGGTATGTTGCGAAAGACTCTGCGTTTGTTTATGATCAGATGTCAATTCGAATTCAATCGTATGTTTTGAGCGACTATTTTGCGCAAGATTATGTTGGCCCGACTTTTGGGCCGTATTAAGGGGTTTACATGAAAACAAATGACCAAATCACCGTAGTGGGTACACCCCGCATTGTTTTAAAAGACAAAAATGGTAATGTAAAGCAAGACTTTTCAGTGCCAAATTTAGTTGTTACAACAGGCAAGGGGTTTATTGCCTCCCGAATGATCGGAACAGCAGCCAACGTTATGAGTCATATGTCTGTCGGTACGGGCACAACTGCTGCTGCGGTAGGGGATACTGCTTTACAAACGGAATTGGTTCGGGTTGCTTTGACTAGTTCTGGCGTTGCCGCTGCTGTAGTAACTTACTCAGCAACTTTTGGTACAGGTGTCGGTACTGGTGCAATTACTGAAGCCGGTACATTTAACGCCTCTTCCGGCGGCACAATGCTCTGCAGGACTACGTTTCCAGTTGTTAATAAAGGTGCTGACGATACAATGAGTATTACTTGGACAATCACAATCCAATAAGACCTAATTAAATGAGCACTATTTACACCCGTGCAGGTAAGGGTTCTCCACTTGAATGGGCGGAACTCGATGCCAACTTTACCAATCTGAATACGGATAAGGTAGAGAAGACTTCTGCTGCCATCACAGGCGGCACGATAAACGGCACAACGATTGGAGCAACAACCCCTGCGGCTGGTACGTTTACTACGCTTACTGCTCAGACAGAAGTGCTTACTGGTACAGGACAGAACTTAGTTTTACAAAGTGAAAACTTTACTGTAA